TGCTAAAGACTGCAACGGGAAATGCCGGACAAGCCAGTTGAAAGTTTTGAGGGAAGTTCCTAAAGAGGAGTGGTGAAGTAAAATTTAATATGGAAGTCTTTCCAGGCAAGCGGCATGTTTCACTGGTTGGCATTACCAACCAGCGGCATATACAACTCCGCTTGTCTTGATAGGCTTCAGTTGTATATGAAAAACGAAAAGTTTCGCCAATATTTATTGGTGAGGAAAGGGTTGCGTTTTGTTACGATTGCCGGATATATGAAAAATATCGATATCATGCTCCGGCATATAGGCAGAGAGAAACCATCTCATAATCAGGTTATAGAATATATTGCATGGATGCACGATAGGAAATACTCTTTTTCGTATATTCATAATTCAATCCGGTCAGCCGAATTGTGGATGGATTTCATCGGCCGGCCGATGAAGCTGGGTCGGATGAGAAAGCCCAAGCCTATTGTCAAAGATACGTTAACCGAGGCAGAGGTGGTTAACATGATGCACCACACGCGAAACGCGCGGGAGAAGGCCATTTTAGCTGTCCTGGCCTATTCAGGAATCAGACCCAAGGAAATCTGTAATCTGCGGACCCGGGATGTGGATTTGGGCAATAATGTTATCCGGGTGATTGAGGGCAAGGGAATCAAAGACGGGCTTTCGTATGTTTCAGGGGAATGCACAAAAATCGTTATTGAGTATTTAATGATTTTTCCTCGCGGCCCGGATGATTATCTTTTCACGACATTAGTTCGGAATAATAGATATAACGAGAACGATTTGCGGAAATTTGTAAAAGTTTTAGCGCGAAGGACGGGAATAAAAAAGAGAGTATATCCGTATATTTTTAGACATTCTCTTGCCACGAACATGCTGTATCGCGGCGCGTCAATATTTATAATTAAGGAACAGCTCAGGCATGCATGGATTGACACGACATTTTTGTATTTAAGGTCAATTACATTTGGTGTCAAAAATGATTACCAGCGCTTTGCTCCGAGCTATGTATAACATGATTAAATTGCAAAACATCAAAATAGCGGAAGTCTGTGAGTCAAAAACAAATCCTCGCGGCAAAAATTTTGAGGGGCCGTCTTTTAACGACCTGATTGCGAGCATTAAAGAAAAAGGAGTTTTAGTTCCGGTTATAGTCCGGCCGACTAAGGGGAAATATACGTTTGAAATTGTGGCGGGTAATCGGCGTTTTCGAGCGGCGGAACTGGTCGGCCTCAAAGATATCCCGGCGCGAGTAGAAGAGATGAACGACACACAAGCCTGCGAAGTGCAGATTATAGAAAATTTGCAAAGAGAAGACGTTCATCCGATTGACGAGGGTGAGGCTTATAGGAAACTAAAAGAAGTTTCAAAATATGAGATCTCCGCGATTGCCGCTAAGGTTGGCAAGAACGAATCATATATTAAGCAAAGATTATTTTTAACCAACCTTGAACAAAAAGTTAAGGATGTATACCGGACCGGGAAAATAAACGATGGCCATGCTGTTTTAATCGCGAAGCTTTCGTCCGGAGACCAGCTGGCGGCGTTGAAGGCAACAATAGACAGATATAATGCGCTGAACGTTCAAGAATTGAAAGATTGGATAACAAAACATATTTACTCGCCGATGGATTTTCAGCCATGGCTCACGTCAAAAGAATTAATGGAGGCGGCCGGAAAGTGTGTTGAGTGTAAGCCGGAAAAGATGACATTATTCGGGCCGATTAAAGAGGGCGCATGCACAGATTTGAAATGCTGGAATAGAAAAATGGCAAATTATTTGAATTACATCGCCAAGAAAGAAAAGAGAACAAAGGTGTCAAGCGATTATGGATATAGCTATGGCAAAAAAGAGGCCGGATCATACGGCAAGATTTTAGAAAAGAACGACTACGTGGTTGTCGCGGCAAAGGGAAAAGGCCGTTGCGATAGCGTACATGCGGCAATAGTTGTTTCAGGATCAGATGTCGGACAGAGAATAGACATTTGCTCGAACAAAGAATGTAAAATACACGGAAGTAGCCAGTCCGGATATACTTTAAGCCCGGCAGAAAAAGCAAGGAGAAAAAAAGAGGCGGAGCAGGCTAAAAAGAGAGCAGAGGAATATGCCCAAAAATTCCAAGAGGCGATTCAAAAAATAAAATTTCCGCTAAGCGAGGAGCAACTGGACGCATTATTTGATTTTGCCTTTCATCGTTGTGGAGTTTCTTTTCAACAGCCAACGGCTAAATTTCTCAAAGCAGAGATAGTTAAGAAAGAGGAGAAAAGCTGGGATGGTAAGAAAAAAATAATGCGGACAAGTTATGAAGCAACATTGCGCGCTTGGGCGGAAAAGAACGGATCATCGGGAAAGCTTCAAATAATCTTCGGACTCTTAATGCCGCATCCGTCAGAGAATTACATGGATAAATTTAATAAGGCGGTGAAAAAGCTTTAACCAATAATCTAAACCACCATGCAAACATTAGAACAGCAAGTCAAAGAAAAATTAAATAAGATGAGTATTGAAATCCGGCCGTGCAGAAATTGCCAGCGGGAAATTATTTTTATGAAGACCCACAACGGCAAGATTATGCCGGTTACGCTGGGGCTGGAGTCACATTTTATTGATTGTCCCGGGGCAAAGCAGTTCAGGCGCAAGAATTATGAGAGGCAGGATAATTATAGCCAGAGTGAAAGGTCGCAGTATCCGAGGGATTATGGATTCAAATGAAAAAATCGGAAGAGCCAAGAATAATAACTTGTGAGCGTTGCGAGGATAGGGGCTGGTATACCGAGAAAATAGAGGAAGGCAGAGTTGATGTTTGGTTCTGCGATTGCGCGGCGTATGAGAAGTTGAGTAAAATGTTAGAGAGATGTAAAAATAAATGACAAATAAAATCCTAACAATTCTACAAACAATATCCGAAGTGTTTATTGCTGTGCTTGTTATTATCGTTTTGCCGGTTATATGCTTAGGTGCTATTGTTTATGGCTGGCTGTTTGACAGAGAGGAGGATTGCTGAGTATGAAGAATAAAACAAATTTAGAAGCAATTTAATTAAGGCTTGCTTTTTCTCTTGTTCTTTCGCGCGATAATAACAAGGGATTATAGTCGGCTTTCTGTCGAATGATTAAACCACTTAATGATTATATCCTTTTGTCTTATGCCAAGGAAAAAGACAAAGAGGATGGGATTATCCTTTCGGATATATCCAAAGATAAAAAATCAACCGCTATTGTTGCCGGAGTTGGCGATCAGGTTGAAAAAATAAAGGTTAATGATGTAGTAATTTTTAATCCTTTTATTGTGCGCGAGATAAAAATTGACGGAAAGAAGTTTTATGTCGTGCGCGAAAAGGACGTATATGCAATTTATGAATAATCCATTTTATCCTCCGGAGGCGGAAGAAGCAAATAAATTTTTATTATCATTGCGCGGTCAGTTGCTTGGCCGGCAAAATCATACAGATATTTTAAATGATTTTCATAATTATCATTTGAAAGAGTTAATTTCTGCGTTAATTAACATGAATATATGGGCGGAAATTTCAGATAAGAATGCGACTGCTTTTACCCGGCCTGGGCCAAGGCAGCCAGACGGAAGCCAACTGCAAATTAAAGTTAAGGTTGGGGAAGCATTTACTATTGAACAGAATAGATATAAAAATCAGCAAAGAATATTACGAACCATTCACAAGCTTGACCTTGAGGATTTGGACAAAAAGATTGACGAGGAGTTTTTGACTGATGTCGAAAAAATAATAAACCATAATAAAAAGGAGGAAAAACAAAAATGAGTAAAACAATTATTTATAATGACAATGCGCGCGCGGCGCTTAAACGCGGAGTTGATAAATTAGCTAATGCGGTTAAAGTAACGCTTGGCCCTAAAGGCAAAGCCGTTGTGTTTGAAAGAGGAACACCTATTTTTTCTTTAGACGGAGTTACCGTTGCTAGAGAGATTCAGCTGAAGGATCAGGCAGAAAATATGGGCGCGCGGCTAGTGATGGATGTAGCGCGCAAGACAGATAAAGAAGCCGGGGATGGAACAACAACGGCGACGATTTTAGCCCAGAGTATTTTATCGCAGGGCATTAAAGCTCTATCGGCCGGGATTGATCATACGAAAATGAAAAAAGGAATGGAAGAGGCGCTTGGAATAGCCAAAAAAACAATCAAGGATTTATCGATTGAGGTTAGCACAAAACAGGAGATTTCCGATATTGCGACAATTTCTTCGCGCGACAGGGAAGTTGGAGATTTAATCGCTGAAATAATTGATAATATTGGGAAAGAAGGGGTTATTGCAGTTGAGGAAGGAAAACTTGTTGGATTATATTCTGAAATAGTCGAGGGAATGAAGTTAGAGAAGGGCTATATTTCTCCATATTTTATTACTAATGCGGAAAGGGGAGAAACGGTTTTGGAAAACCCATATGTTCTAGTTACTTCGCAGATTATTTCGTCTAATCAGGATGTTATGAGATTTCTTGAAGCGGTTTTCCAATCGGACAATAGAAGTCTTTTTGTAGTTGCCGATACTGTTAAAGGAGAGGCGCTTGCTTCATTGGTCATGAATAAAGCGAGGGGAATAATGGCTATTGCCGCTGTTGCTTGTCCTGGGATAGGAGATGAGAAAAGGGAGCAATTAAAAGATATTGCCGCATTAACCGGCGCGAAGTTTATTTCAGAGGAAATGGGGCAAAAAGTTGAAGATGTTGATTTGGAGGATTTGGGCCAGGCCACGCGGATTATAATCAACAAAGATAACACCATTATTATCGATGGCAAAGGCAAGAAAGAGGATATTGATAGCCGGGCCGCGCAGATTAAAAAAGATATAGAACTGGAGCGGTCGGAATATGAAAGGGAGAGAAAAGAGGAACGACTTGCCAGGTTAAAAGGCGGAGTTGCCGTTATAAAGGTCGGATCAGTTTCAGAAGCGGAAAATATGGAAAGGCGGTATCGTATTGAGGACGCGGTTAAGGCAGCTAAATCTTCATTAGACGAAGGGATTGTTCCAGGCGGTGGAATGGCTTTAGTTGAGTGTTCAAAAGCAGTTCAGGAAAGGTTATCAAGCGAAACGGATTTATCTTTTCGTGTTGGAATGGAAATAATTGCGGAAAGCATTATTGATCCGGCTCGGCAGATACTTCTTAATGCCGGTCATAAGCCGGATGTGGTTTTGTCTAAATGCGAGGGGCAAGGGTTCAATTCCGCAACCGGCGAATATGTTGATTTAATAAAAGCCGGTGTTATAGATCCGGCAAAGGTCGTGCGTTGCGCTTTAGAAAATGCGGTATCAGTTGTCAGTATGTTTCTTATTGCTGAAGCTGTGATTATTAATGAAGTTGAAAAGGAGAAAAAAAATGATTAAAAAAAATGCTACTTCCTTTTATGCTAAAGTGATTATAGAAACTGATAGATATGCAGAGCTTTATGACAAAAAAGAAGGTGATTTGCTGGATATTTCTTTTGCGCGGATAAAGGAAATTATTAGGGAAGGAAAGATTGAAGTAAGAATGGTTGATGATTTTTTATCTTGGCGAAATGAACCAGTAATTATAATAACGGATTTAATTCAAAGTAAAAATGGCGAAAAGAAAAATTAATCCTACAAATAAGCAAAGAAAGGCGTTTGAAATTATGGTAGAAAACGGCAGAAAAGGCAAGGGGATAACAAAAGGCGAAGCAATGGTTCAGGCGGGCTATTCAGAAGCTACTGCTGTTGCGCCACAAAAGTTAACTGAAAGCGAGGGTTATAAAAAATTGCTTCAAGAATGCGGATTGACGGAAGGATTAATTGCATCGGCTTTAACTGCTGATATTAAGAAAAAGAAACAAAAGCGTGTTATGGAATTAAATCTGGGCGCTGAGATTTTAGGAATGAAAAAGAGAAGCGCGCCGGATGAAAAGCCGCCAGAACAGCATATCCATTTTCATAAGCATGAAAAAGTTATACAGCTTATTAACGATGCCGAGGATAAAATTAAAAAAGAATTAGAAGAAGAAATAAAAAGCGAATAAAAAAATGAATATATTAATTTTTACTTTATGTTTAGTGTTTCTTTCAGGGTTTAGCGGTGTCCTAGTTTCAAATTATCTTTGGCATAAGCGCAAATGGAAGTTAACATTTAACGAGGAAGAAAAAGAATTAGTCTTAGAGCAGGAGAGCGCGGCAGGGAAGGTAGAGTTTTTAGAAGATGCTACGCGGGAAGAATTAGAGGAATTAAATAAACCGAGATTATGGAAGTTTTTAAATCAGTTTAAAAAGAAATGAATTTTGATGATTGATATAATAATATCATTTTAATGGACGATAAAAAAAGATTAGAACAAAGAGTTAAAGATCAACAGGCCTCGCTTGCAAGAGAAAGAGAATTGCATAAGCCTACGCCTAATGAGCGGATGGCCGAAGATACGCCGGATTTCATATCAAGTTATGATTTTTGGTGTGAGGATTGTGATATTGATTTTAGCTCTGAAGCATATAAAGTGGTTCATAGATTATATGGTGATCCAATAATTACGTATCGTGCGGAATGTCCGGAATGCGGGCAAGAATGTGTCCGGCTGGTTTCGCATAGAGACCATGATAATTATTATAATCTTTCTGAGAGGATAATTAGTGATCGCAATCAATATGCGGTTGAGGTATTGCAACATGAGGAGTTCGGATTTGAAACATATTACGAAAATCCGTTCAAAAAATTTGATATTGATTTAAAAGCGAAAGAAGAAAGGATTATCCGGATGGAGAGGGAAAAGGGATTAAAGGGGTTGAGTTTGGCAACGCAAGAACATCTTAGAAATATTAGGAAGTAAGACGAGTAAAGTAAGGGCTATAAAGCGATTTAAACGCGCCAAAATAATGGATATAACTGATTATTCTATAATTGCATGGATTTTTAGGAATAAACTAAAAAATGAGAAAGGCGAGCAATTGGAGTTCAAAGACCATTTGTTTTTATTTGATTATCTTCGGGATAATTCTAAAAATATTTGTGCTAAAAAATGCGCTCAGATTGGCGGTTCAGTCTCTGAAAATCTAAAAACATTTTTTTTTGCTGATAAAAGAAAGATAACCACGATATATACCATGCCAAGCGATTCTGATGTTGAGGAGTTTTCCAAAACAAAAACTGATCCGATATTTCAAAGTAATCCTTGTATAAGAGATAATCTTACACTAGATAATGTTGGGCTTAAACAAGCTAAGAATGGAACATTTATTTATTTTAAAGGCACGCGTTCTAAAGCCGCGCCTATTTCAACCACGGCGGACAGGAGGGTTCATGATGAGATAGACAGGTCTGATCAGAAAATTGTTGAATTTTACGAAAGCCGCATAGCTGATTCTAAAGAAAAGATGACTGTTGTTCTTTCTAATCCATCGGTTGAGAAGGTTGGCATTGATTTATTTTGGCGCGAATCAGACAAAAAAGAATGGTTTATTAAATGCGAGGGATGTGGAGAAAAGCAATTTTTAACATATGAAGATAATATAGACGAAGTTAGAAGAGTGTTTGTTTGCCGGAACTGCAATAAGGAATTAACAGATAAAGAGAGGAGATTGGGATGGTGGGAGTCAACCGGCAAATTTGGCGCTAAATGGTCTGGCTATCATTTTTCTCATTTAATGTATGTCCGGCATACAGCTGATGAAATTATTGAGGCCAAAGAAAAAAAGGGTGTTGAGTATTTTCGTAATTTCGTTTTGGGAGAGCCATATTCTCCAGGCGAAGGCGCTAATTTTAGGCAGGCGATTATTGATTCAACTATATTTCAACCGCTTGATAGAGGCTCGTTATACATGGGGATTGATGTTGGAAAGGTTAAGCATTGGGTATTGGGTTCAGAGTATGGGATATTCAAGATTGGCGCATGCGAGAGTAGGGAATCGCTTGAGGCAATTATTACGCGTTATAATCCATTCGTTGTTATCGATTCCGGTCCAGAAAGAACATGGGCAGAGGAGTTTCAAAAAAAGTTTCCAAAAGTGAATTTATGCTTTTACCGGAGAGACAGGAATTTGCCAGAAATGGTTTTGTGGGGCGGAGATAAGGGAACTTTCGAGGATGAAAAAAATTTAGGATATTTATGGATTGATCGTAATAGGGTTATTGATGCTGTTGTCTACGCCATGCAGCGAGGAGAAATATTTTTCAATTTGCCAAAAGATGAACTTGAAAGATATATCCAGCATTGGGAAACGATGCGCCGGGTACCAGAAGATACTCCATTTGGCAAAAGATATGTTTGGGAATCTATTACTGGCGTTAACCATTGGGCATCAGCTACTTGGTTTTATTGGTTGGCTGTTAAGCGCGGCACAGGACGAAAGGTAGAGTTTTTAGAAGAAAAAGACGAAAAGAAAAAAATTATTACTCAAGATTTTGATGGCACTATGAAGATGGTTGATTTAAAAGAACTAATTCAAAATAGGGGAGATTTTGAATAAAAAAGTTTTCCACAAGTTGGCATATTGACAAATAAGAAAAAATCGCTCATGCTAAAATCATGTAAAAAAATAGAAATTATTATCCGGTGTAAAGAGTGCAATCAGATTTTATACAAGAAGCGACACGTGGATGATAAAGAAGAGGAAATTAAATGTCCGAAATGCGGCCGGTTGATGGTATTGCCGCCACACGATCTTAAAATTTCAATACGAGTATAGGGTATAGAATACGTTCAAGAGCCCTGCGATACGTCGCGAAATCTCTTTCGATATTTTTTTGTCGGAAGTGATTTTTTGATGTTTGCAGGGCTTTTTGTTTTTCCGGGGCTTTAGCCCAACTATTCGCGGTGTACTCAATTTACTGCAACGGGGTAGTCCCCCGGAAGAACAAAAACTATGGGATATGGGTCTCTCGATAATACAAAGTTTGGTTTAGTGGCGTTTGTAGCAATACTTCTATTTCTAGGTTGTGGAGTTTTATTATACGAAATAATTAAATCTGTTTTATTCTAATGAATATTTCTACTTTAAAAGATGATGAAAAAATAAGGTTGATAAAAAATAGATGGGATGAATCAGCTGATTTGTTTTCTGTCGTTGAAAAAACATTCGAAAAGAATCTAAAGATTTGGAAAAATAATCCGGAATGGCTTAAAGAAATCCCGAAGAAGAGGTCAAAGGCCCGGGATAATAGAGTGTTCCTTGCAATGGAGAGTGTTATTAATACTCTTACCGGCCGGCCATCAAAACCTAACGTCATTGCTGACAAAGAAACAAAAGAAGCGAAAGTTATCGCAAATGATTTGCAAGACTTCTTTTTAACTAAATATCAAGATTTGAAGATTAAGGGGAAAATGAGGAAAGGATTAAGATGGTTGTTTCTCTCGCGATTTATATGTTTTAAAGTATTTTGGCATCAGGATAAAGACGATTTTGATTTGCGAGTTTGCGATCCGCGAAAGATAAGAGTTTCAAGAAAAGCAACGTCTATGTACGATACGAAGTTTGTTATTGAGGAAATCGATGGAACTTCTATCTCTGATTTGATTGAGAAGTTTCCAGAAAAAAAGGAAAATATTTTAAAAAAATCAGGGTATAAAGAAGAGCAACTTGTGATTGATAATCCTAAAGACACGTATAAAGAGTGTTGGATTGATGGATATGTTATTTGGGAGTATTCGGGAATTATTCTTGGTTGTGATCCTCATCCGTATTGGGATTGGGATGGAATGAAAATGAATACTCAAGAGATGATTGATTTTAGAGAAACAGAGGGAGAGAAAAGGGGAACAATAGCAAAAGATATAAAAGGAAAACAGGAAGAAAGAAAGGACATGACAGAGGGATATGAAACATATCTTTATAATTATTTTGATAATCCATTACCACCATATATTTTTGGAACTATTCTCGATATTGAAGAGGGGCCGGTTGGCACCACATCTTTAATCGAACAGGTTGAGCCATTGCAGGAAGAAATCGATAAACGAAAAAGACAAATTTCCGATAATGCGGAAATGATGAATGGAGTTTATAAAATTGATACAAAGTTTTGCAAGATTTCTAAAGCAGACGCGCAAAAAGCTAAATCAAATCCGCGCGGAATGTGGTATGGAGAAGGAGTTAAAAATGGAGTGTCAATAGAAACAGGAAAGGAATTGCCGTCTTTTGTCAAGGACGACATGGTTCACTCAACGATAGAACTTGATAATATTTTTGGAACTCAGCCTACTTTTCGCGGAGAGAAAGGCGGAACTGAGACAGCTACCGGACGATCTATTTTACGCGAACAGAGTTATAACCGGCTTGATGAATGCATAGATTTAGTCGATCAACTTCATAGAGGTATTTATGAGTGGATGTATCAGATGATTTTAGTTAAATATACGGAAAAGCGATTAATCAAAACTCTTGGCGGAGAAAAAGCAACTAGAACTTTATCTTTAATGAGAGATGAAATGATGGACGGAATTGAAGTAAAGATTATTCCCGGACAGGTTATGCCGGAAGATAGACTATTCAAAGGCGAGCGTGCCAAAGAAGAGGTTATAGCAGGAATCATTGATCCGTTAACATATTTTGAGGAAACCGGACGAGATAATCCGCTTGAAATGGCTAAAAGAGCAATAATGTATAAAATAAATCCTTTATCGATTATTGAATTAGGCGAAAAAGAGCATATCAACCTGCAACAAGCAGCCGGAACTATGCCTACTCCGGAACAGCAAAACGCGGAAAAGGCGCAACAATTATCTCAATTTACTCAACAGGCCAAGGAATTAACAGATAGTCCAGAATTTCAAAAGTTGCCGCCTGATCAGCAAGAGTTGGCTTTAAAGGAATTAAAGAATCAATTAACCAAATTATCATAACCATGCCTAAAGCACTGGAACAAGCGCTAATGAGGCGCGCGAAAGCGAAAGGATTATCTGAAAAACGTAAGAATGCGTATGTTTATGGAACAATGAGAAAGACGGGATGGGAACCAACAAAAAAAAGTCCATTAGAAAAAGCAATACATAGCAGAGCAAATAAAATGGCAAAAAAGACCAAGTAAATACCGGAACTCTTTTTAGAATAATCCGTTATTTTCAGTCAATATGCCAAAAAAATGGAAGATGAAATCTTAGATGCCGAGACGTCTGAGGAAATCAGCAATGATCAATCCACAGATAAACAGCCAAAAGACCAGCCGGATAAGGTAGATCCGCCTCAGCCCATTAAAGTCGGGGATAAAGAATATACCCCAGACCAATTAATGGAAATTGAGAAGAAGGCAACTCATTACGAGGCCTTACTACCTGATTATACTCGCAAATCTCAAAGATTAAGCGAGTTAGAAAAACAGCCCGTTGATAATAAACCTGAACCACCCCCATACGAAAAAGAAAATTGGGAGCCAAAAGATTATGAAGAGCTTCGACAAGCTATTAAAATGGCCGAAGAACGCGGAACTAACAAAGCGGTTGAGATACTCCGCGCTCAAGAGAATGCCATGAAACAAGCTGAAGAAACACTTGATAATTTTGTCTCCGAAGTTAAAAAAACAGACAAGGGATTTAGTCAAAACGATTTTGTTAATTATGCAGTAAAGCATAAATTTCCTATCCGGACAGAAGATGATCTGAAAATGGTTTATAACGCCTATAGCGAATTGCAGAAAGCAATTGAGATAGGCAAAGAGGAAGGAAGGAAGGGACGGGAAAATAGGAAAGATAAAGTTGGCGCGCCGGGAAGTCCCGGAGAGAGTGGGTCTGATTTGTCTGATGTTAGGGGGATGAGAGGGACTATTGTTGACAAGGCGAGGGCTGCTTACGATAGATTAAATAATTAAAAAAATTATGGAATTTTCAGCTGTAGTCACTTCGGTGACACGGGAGACCATAGTTCCTGCAGTTAACGATACGATTCTTACAGGGAATGTTTCTTTGTTAAGAATACTCGGTAACGCAAAACCATGGGGTTCTGGCTACCGAATGGATTTTCCTATCAAGTATCAAAAATCAACCACAGGCGGACTTGTTCCTGTTGGTGGAGAATTAAATACTGATAGAACTTCTACTCGGATTAAGATGCAATTTGAACCGCAACGTATTCATAAACCGGTTGTTATAGACGACATTGAAATAGCAGTAAACGAGGGAGACGAAAGAGTTTTAGATTTATTGGCAACCGAAATGGATTCAATTGCCCAGGATCTGACAGACGATATTGGAGATTATTTTTATCGAGGGACAGGAGCCGGTTCCGGCGCTAGTTCTTTCGATTCAATCTTGAATGCCGCAGATGATAGCACTAATTATGCTACCTATGGCGGACAATCAAGGAGCACATATACATCTATCAAAGGATATTATGTTGCTTCAGTCGGAACATTAGCCATTTCTGATTTAGCAACCGCTCATAATGCGGTTAAGATTGGCTCAGAAAAGCCGTCTTTTGCTACTACGACTGCCACTATTTGGACTGCTTATGAAGCATTGCTTCAGCCAACAGTCCGGGCCGGTTATCAGATGAATGGTTATCCGCAAGTTTCTCGAACTGGTGTTGTTCCTTCGCAACAGGCGCTAAGGGGCGATATTGGTTTCGATGCTTTGTGGTTCCGCGGCATGCCGATTGTTGATGACGAGAAATGCACTTCCCAAAAGATGTTTATGATTAATGAAAATCATTTCTTCTTTGCTGGGATGGCCATGCCTGCAAAGTTAGGGTATGAAAAGTTTAATACTTCGGATAAGAATGTTAAAGGGCCTCAAGCATTGCCGATTCCTAAAGGGTTTAATTGGTCTGGATTAATCCGTTCTAGCAATCAGCCGGCTCAAGTCGGGCATTTCTATTATGTCGGAAACTTTATGTCCGACAACCCAAGGTATCAAGGCCAATTAACAGGAATTACAGGTTAAATGATTGGTTAGGCAAAGGTCGAGTAAAATAAAACTTTTAAAACCATGAACAAACAAAAGTTACCAATCATTCTCGCTTCTGCGGCTTTGGTGTTATCTATATTCGCCGTGGTGTTAATTTATAGTCCGAGTACATCGCTTGGTTCGGTTGGCGAAAAACTAATCGAAAACTATCTGCCGTATGTTAAATACAATGAGGGAATTTATTCTGCTCTTGGAATTACTACGACAGACGCGATGACTGCGGGTGATCTTGCAGCGACTGATGACTTAACGGTTGCGGATGATTCAACACTTACCGGAGACCTAACAGTTAGCGGAGCAACTGATGTTTCTACATTCACTCAGGGCGGGGGAAGAACAGCGACAAGCACGGTTAATTCAGCGGAAACTTTATTGGCAAGTTATTTCGACACAGAAAACATAATCGAATACACGCCTAATCTTTCTGCTGTTACAGTAACTGTTCCGGCTTCATCTACTCTTTCTTCTGTCGCGCCGAATACGGGTGATGTTAGACAAGTTTGGCTGAAAAATGCTACTAGTACTTCCAATATGCATGTAACATTGGTTGCTGGAGCTGGCGAAACATTAATAAGAGGAACATCAACCCCATCAGCATTAATAGCGCCAGGTAAATATGCTGTCTTAACATTTATCAGAAAAGCGACAACTGATTTCGATATTCTGTTAAATATCTTTGACAACTAGCAAATTTATGAAAACCATTGTTAATATTTCGGGAGAAAATATCTCTGTTACCATGCCGGTTAAGAATGGCGTTCCGGAAAAATTTGATTTGCCTGCTGGCGAGAATGTTTCTTTATCAGATGACAAATTCAAATTCGCAATGAAAGAGATTAAGGGAAAGAAATAAGGGTAGGAAATAATCCGCGCTTTTCCTTAGGTTTTAGAACCTTGAAGGATGAAAGGTCGAGCGGATTAATTAAATAAAGAAAGACAATGAAATGAGACAAATTAATTTTCAGTCAATCTTTGATACGCCTACAACCAAAGAATCTAATCTAAACTCAATCGGGCAAACTCCTGATGGAAGAGTTTGGGAATATTTCAAGGCTTCTGAGGCAATCACTAAACATATGCTTTGCAGTCAACCTGCGAATACCGGCGTGACGACAGTTTCGTCAGCTGCTTCGCTAACTGACAGCGCTAAATATGTTTACATCACAGAGGCATCGGCCGGTTGGACTGTTGGCGCGTATCAAGATTATTGGGTATTGGTTTATACCGGAACGGGCGTTGGGCAAAGCGGAAAAGTAAAGGATAATTCAGCGGACACGTTGGAACTTTACCTTGAACACGCTTTTACTAGCGTTTTAGCAGTTGCTGATTCCGGGATATATCTTATTCCATCAACTCAGGTTGAAAAAACTGCGATTACAAATCGCTATACTCACGTAACAGGAGTGGCGCAAGTCACTTTTGCTTCTGCTGATTATGGATGGTTTTTGAAGCGCGGTATTGGCGGAGTATTGATGGGAGAGGCGGCAACGTTAGATAGAGGCATTTGCCCTGGTGACGACACAGAAGGCGAAGGATTGGTTATAGACGATGGAAACGATCTTTACGACGCTTTCTTGGTTGGCACTTGCGTTGCAGCTCAAGATACTGTTGATAAGGCTTGTATGGCTTTGGTTAAATTACTCTAAAGTTAAGATGGGGAGGAGGATATCCTCCTCCCCCAGAACCAATGAATAAACTAACTAACATCTTACTTATTTCTATTTCGGTTTTGAGTATTTTAACTGCTATTTCTGTTTTTACTGGTGGCAATCTTTTTGGAGCAGTCCAAAAATATGGAATGCCCGGAATTTATAATGCCACAGAACCAACCTTATCAGATGGAGATGGCACGGCATTAAACGTTGATTCAGCAGGAAACGTTAAAATGGTATATCCATTTTCTTATGCGGTTTCTTCGACAGCAACATCTACCCAGGCCAAAACAGGCGCTGGGTTTTTGCATTGCATTACGATTAATACGGATGCTGCAGGGGCAATAGAATTACGAGACGCGACAGCAAAAAGTACAGGAACTTTATTCGCTTCTATAGAAGCTTCCGCGCCGCATGGAACATATTGTTATGATGTAGCGTTTTCGAATGGACTGAATGCGTCATCGACAGCAGCAGTTGATTTTACTCTTTCCTACAGATAGCGCGTTATAGCCGGATGCTCAAGAGGGCAACTTCCCATAGCATCCGCCTAAAGGGCATTAAAGGTCGTAAACTATTAGTTTAATTAATTAAATTAGTATCAGACGTATGGAAAATAATCCAATAGAAAAAATTGCAGAGGAATCGGAACGCAAAATTATGCGCTTTACTAATATTGATAGTGAAGATTTTACCCATTCTTTTAGAGGAATTTCTATCACTATTCAAAAAGGGCATAGTTATGTAGGCCGGCTTCCCGAAGTTGATCATTTAGCTATTCATTTGGCCCGGAAGATTCTTTCTCGCGAAAAGAAAGCAAAAATGCCGGCTAATGATTCAAAGGGCGTTCAATTATTCAACGATAAAGAAATCGCTGAATTAAAACAAAAAATTCTTTCTTTTGTAGCTGAAGAACAGCCGGAACGAGTTACTGCGGAGCAGGCCAGAAAAGAAGATATCGAAAATTTAGAAAATAAATACGAGAAAAAAGAAATTCCTATTGTTACTCCGGATGATGTTACTAAAAAAGATGTTATTAAAGATTTAGAAAGCAGAGGGGTGAAAGTGGATGTTTCAAAATCAAAAGAAGAATTATTGGAGCAATTAATGGAATTAGAGTCGAAAGGAGAATAAGCAATTACCGGCAGGAGAAGTAAAATTCTCCTGCCGGTATCAAAAAAATGAAGTATAACACCAGAGAAGTTACAAATATTTTAGATGAAACATTCGTCGGTTGTTTTAACGGAACGGAAATTGTTTTTGAGATAGAACAAAAACGAGCCTTACCATCGCATATCGCCGAACATGTTGCAATACAATTAGCAACTTTAGTTTATTCAAGGAATAAAAAGAAAAAAGAAAAAAAAGCATTATCATTAGGGGAAATTAGAGATTCTATTTTAGGTCCGGAAATTAAAACAGCTACCTTGCAAAAGGAATTAACTTTAGCGGAAGAAATAAAACAGCACGAGATTTCTTATCAGAAGTTTTTGGAGAAAAAACGCCGGGAAGAAATTTTAAAGGTTGCTGAAAACGTATGATGGAATTAATCTACGAAAAATTTAAAGCAGAATTTGGACATTTGCTTAAAAAAATGGAAGTTGATTTTAATAAAGCTTGGAAAGAAGCATTGGAAGATTTGACTATTAAAAAAACCTCACTTGAATCAAAAATTTCCGAACAAGAAAAAAATAAGGAAGGACTTACGCTTGAAATTAAAAAGTTTTCTGCCGAATTACTTGATTTAAACCAGAAGACAAAGAAAGTAGAATCTAATTTAAAAGCATTGGACGAGAAATTAATCAGTATGGCGGAAGAAGTTTTGGCTGCTGAAAACGTCATTAAAGAATCTAAATTGAAAATGGATGAACTTAATAAAAAAGATGAAGAGTTACAAAATATAGAAATCGCGATTAAAGTTAAAAATGACAATCTAAGAGAAAGGGAAGCAAGAATGAAGAAAATATTCAAGAAAGTAAATGAATAAATATGGCAGATGAAGTATTAAAACATGATGCTAACGCAAGAGTTGTTGGAGGAGGCGTTTCTGATGATTCCGATCAGGATGTTTTGCAATTTCGGGTAGATTCTATAACAAAAAGAATGTTGGTTGAAACAGATGATAAATCAGTAACTGCGCCAACTATTTATAATATTGCAATTACTCTAGCCGACACAGAGTATTCTCAAGCACTTCCTGACAATACTCGCAAATTTAGGATATACGCAGTAGATAATGCGAAAACTTCTTTTCATACAGATTTATTAAAACTTTATTTCTCGGCTGGAGCGACTGCTTTTATCCCTATTTTTCCAGGAAATTATCACGAGGAAAGCAAATTAAATTTGACAAGTAAAACATTATATTTTCAATCTCCGACTGGTAGCGCTTATGCAATTATAATCGTATGGACGTAAAAAAACTTACAATTATTATTTTAGCATGCGTATTTGGAATTGCCGGAATAACTCACGCGCAAAGTTTTAATTTATGGAAATTAAATTCTAATACTTTATTTCCAGTTGGAAATTGGGGAATAGGATCGGCAACAAGTCCTATTTCAAGTGGTGATTTCACCAACCTCACCACAGGCGTCCTCACCGTCTCCTCCTACGCCTCAGGCGGTTTAATCCTCGCCACCTCCACTACCCCAGACCTCCGCTTTCAATATGACACAGATACGGGGCTGGAATGGCTATCAGATAACAAAATAGGGCTTTATACAGGCAATTCTGCGAGAATGATTATAGACAACGGCGGCAACGTGGGGATTGGGACGGCGACGCCCAATTCTTTGCTCCATGTCTCAGGCACAACTCCAAAAATGTATCTTTCCGACACTTCCGCCTCAGCTGACCAAAAACATTGGTTCTTTCAATCAACAGCAGGGAGTTTGACTATTGGAACAACCACAGATGGGCTTGTTGATACCAGTTCCTATCGTGGTTCTTTCAATCAACAGCAGGGAGTTTGACTATTGGAACAACCACAGATGGGCTTGTTGATACCAGTTCCTATCGAGCTCTGACTATATTGAATAACGGAAACGTGGGGATAGGGACGACTTCGCCCGCAACAACTCTGTCAGTCAATGGTTCTGGCTATCTTACAGGGGGATTAGGAGTGGGATTAGTTAATACATCAGCAGGAACTTTACAGACATCAGGCAACGCAACTATTGGCGGGACTTTAACTGTGAGCGGGACTACTGGAACAACTACCATAGCCACAGGACAGGGCTTTACAGTCGGCTCATCTCAATTCGTGGTTCAGCAGGGAAGCGGAAATGTGGGGATTGGGGTAGCGAGTCCGGAGGCGAAGTTGGATATTGGCGGCATAGCTCCCTACACAACTTATGGAATTATTGATTTGGGAATACATCGTGACAACGCGGTTATTTATGTTGAAGGAGGCGGCTATGGAGAAACGAACACTGCTTCGCTGGACCTTATCGGCGGTCGCGGGGATAATGATTATATAAACTTCATAAGAATAAAAGGCACTAGAACTAATTCGGTCATAAGCGGGGCTCGTCTTGATTTCTTGCCTGTTGCAAAAACTGCTGCCGGTCCAGTGGAACAAACAGCCGCGCTGTCTATTATCCATAACGGCAACGTCGGCATCGGGACGACGAGTCCGAGGGTAGCGCTGCACGTGGCAACTGACGGTTCTGGAGGATTGCCCGCTAGCGGTTCAGATATGCTCGTTGAGAGTAGCGGAATTACGATATTGAATATTTTGAGTAGCACGAGTAATGCGGCAAGTGTTTATTTTGGAGATTCTGGAAACGCCGAAATTGGTAAAATCATGTATCAGAATAATGGAGATTATATGAGGTTTGATACAAATGGTTCAGAAAGAATGAGAATCACATCCGACGGCTACGTCGGCATCGGGACCACGAGTCCTTACAGCACTCTTGATGTATCTTCAACAACCGGCGGGTCATTTACTTTGTCCAGGAACGACACGACCGTATCGGCAGGAGATACTATCGGGCAGATAAACTTTTTGACGAGAGACAATCAAACTTTAACTAATCCTCTAGCGGCTCAAATAAAAGTGTTAGCCAAATCGACTATCGGAACGGATATCAACCCGGGAATACTCACTTTCTCCACCACCCCGTCTGATGTTGCTGGAGCTTTGGCGGAAAGAATGAGAATAGATGAGAATGGCAACGTCGGCATAGGGACGACTTCGCCTGAGAGTAAATTAGCAGTAGCTGGGAATATGAGCATAGGTTCAAGTTATCTTACCGCTGCTCCGACGAATGGATTGATAGTACAGGGCAACGTCGGCATCGGGACAACCACTCCTTACTCCAAACTTTCTGTCTGGGGTTCAGGCACAACAACGGGAAGGATATTTGAATTAACCAACACTGCTTCAACAACTTTGTTGAGCATGCTGGAAAACGGAAATTTGAATATTCCTGTTTCAACGGCAACAACAACCATTGGCGGGGGATTATCCGTGGCAAGCTCGCTTTATGTTTTGCAGAATGGCAATGTGGGGATAGGGACGACGGGGCCGAGAAAATTACTGGAAATCGCCAGCAATAGTATTGCGGGTGTTGGAGATATGGACACCGGTCCTGTTTTACGTCTGAACAACACCTTGCAATCCAGTGTTTGGGGCGATGGCGGTCAAGAGCAACTTAGCGCTATCGAATTCTACGTAGACGATGATAGCACTTATGGAGACCAAGTTCAATCGGCAATCAAGATTATCAGCGATAGAGACGCCACCGCGCCATTGTCAAATATGACTTTCTGGACATCTTCGGCTGCTAGTATTAGCGAAAGAATGAGAATCACAACCGACGGCAACGTCGGCATTGGGACAACCACTCCTGCAGGACTATTAAATCTTGCTTCAACCCTGCCATATCTCTATCTTACAGATACAAACGCTTCAGCCAACAACAAACACTGGTTTATGGAAAACAACGCCGGAGTTCTTTCTTTTGGCACAACCACGGATAGGTTGGTTGTTTCTGACACAAGAGCGGTGAGTATATTGAATAACGGGAATGTGGGGATATGGACGATGAGTCCGGGGAATAAATTGGCATTGTCGCACTCAAATACCGAAGCATCTCTATCGGGTTTGACTATAGAAAACCTTCGGTTAGGGGGAAGTGGGAGTTCTATACGATTTCTAAGTACTCAAAATTTTGACTCAAACCTAACATTGGAAGCCGCAAGGATTCAGGTGCAAGGAGAAAGCAATTGGGCAAGTGATGCAGCAACAGATTCGTATATGCATTTTGATTTAATGAGAGACGCTACTTTAAACGAAGTTGTGAGAATAAAATCGAACGGCAACGTCGGCATCGGGACGACGAGTCCAAGTGGAAAGTTAAGCATCACAGGAGCTGGCACAACGACAGGGAGAGCTTTCGTAATCGCGGATAGCAACAACGCGGAAAGGTTTACTATTTGGGATAGCGGCAACGTGGGGATTGGGGTAGCTCCGAGCAGTAGTTATGCTTTGAATTTAATCAATAGTATGAATTTATCTTCTTCAAGAAACATTGATTGGGGAGCGGGGAACGCAAGAATTGGAGAAAGCAGTTATAATTTATCTTTTTCTACTTATAACGGCGCATCCCTTGCCGAAGTTATGAGAATAACGGGCAGCGGAAATGTTGGGATTGGGACGAGTACGCCGGAAGACCAGTTTGAAATTGCCAAAACAGGCGAGAACACAGTCGGACCAATGCTGACTTTCCGCAATACTTCTGTTGGAATAAACGCGACAACTGATTATATACTGGGTGAGATTAAATTCGCCGGATGCTGACTTTCCGCAATACTTCTGTTGGAATAAACGCGACAACTGATTATATACTGGGTGAGATTAAATTCGCCGGAAATGACAAGTTCGCGGGTGAGAACGGGGTCGGCGCGAAGATTGTCGGGTATGCAGATGACAACTGGAACGCGGATACAAATGACTATCCGGCGTATCTAGCGTTTTATACCAATCCTAACGGCGCCACTGCGATAAGCGAAAGGATGCGAATCACAAGTGGCGGCAACGTGGGGATCGGGACGACTTCGTCATCTCAAAAGTTATCCGTGCAAGGAAATGTTTTAGCAGAGGGCTATATTGATTACTCGCCTTTCTTTGAGGGAGACGCAATATCCGCTATCCGCAATATCCGTTCAGAAGAGGGCAGTAAAATTGGCGATTGGGCGGAAGTTGACCACGACACCTTGCCAGAGGGAGTTAAATTTGTTGGTGAGAATTTTACAGGCAGAGATTTAGGCAAATCAATTCAGCTAAACTTACGGGCTATACAACAATTAGACGAGAGAGTTTTGTTATTAGAAAACGCAAAAGTTGGATTTAACGGCTTGCTGGAAACTTTTGATAAAGAAAAATTAAAAGCAGAAATCAAAGCAGAAGTTAAGGAAGAAATTTTAAACGAATTAAAAGCAAGTTGGTTATTAAGATTATTACTAAAATGAGCTTTATACTAAAATCATTCATAGGCACGCTGATTATTCTATCCTTATTAATTTTATTAGGATTTTTGAAAATTGATGAAAAATCAAATAATTTACCTAAGGAATTAAGACAGATCGGCAATACTCCAAAAGGAATTATCCCAAATGATAATGATAAATTGAAGATTGAAAAATTAACAAAGAAATACGACAAAGGATTAATAGAGCCAAACGAAGTCTTTGAATATATAGACATGCTTAATAAATATGGGGATAAAGAAATCAAAGACATTAAGAACAATTTACCATATAAATTAAACGAAAATTTGAAAACAAAATAATGGAAAAATGGGAGATTACAATTGATAAACATAGAGGGTTTTGCCCAAAATGGTATGAAAATTCATACGCTTCTTATGGCAATAAAGAACAAGCAAGCGATATGAGAAACATATCTTTGATTGATCCGAGTTCGATGAAGCCCGGGCCGGGAATGGCCGAACTTACTGCAGGAGACCAGGCCGGAGCAGTAACAACATTGATTAAGGGGATTTTAAGACACGCTGTTAGTTCAAATTCTTCTTATGCTGTTGGGGGCGCTAAGCTTTATACTTTTTCCGCTACTGCCGTTACTAATGCCGGTATTTGGCCTCACGCGATTGATAAAGCAACAGTTACTGGAGAAGATGGCGAAGATGTTGCTTACTATCAAAGCAAGCTCTATTACTCTTATAATCACTCAGGAACGGCAGGGGATATGGGCCAGTATGATTTATCAACTACCTTTGACGACGATTATTTCAACGCTGCGGCAACAGGAGGCGCGGCCTTGCAAAGCGCGCCACATCAACTTATTAATGGTGGAGACGATGTTCTTTATATCACAAACGGACAATATATGGCTTATTTAGACGGAACTACCGCTAATGCTACTGCATTGGATTTTTGGACGAACGCACAAGTTTCTTCTGCTACCTGGAATTATAATCGGGTTATTGTCGCGGTTAACCGGCCCAATGTATCTGGAACGAATTTTAATCAATCAGGAATTTATAGATGGAATGGTTACGCTTCCTCTTGGGAGGGTGATCCGGCTGAAGTCAACGGCAGGATAGGCGCTCTATATACAAAAAATGGGGTTACATATACTTGGCATGAAGAATTTATTGATGGTTCATCTAGATTAGTTTTCGGAATGTTATCCGGATTGCAAATTACTCCAATAAGGACTTTTTCTGGAACTCTTCCTTTGTATTATCAAGTGGGAGAAATGAGTGATTTTATTATTTGGTTGTCTGGACAAAGATTATATGCCTTTGGGCCACTATCAAGCGAGGTAGAATCTGATTTATTTCAATTAATGTCTCCGCAATATGCTACCGGCGGTGGAATATCTTCGCCTTTTGGAGAAGTTTTAATCGCTTCTAACGCAACGACTAATTATAGTTTGGAAAAAGAGAATGGATACGCGTTAGATTCATATTATAAAACATTATTATTCGAAACTAGCAAAGAGACTAGGATAAGCAAAGTTGATGAAGTTCAGATAAATGTTAATAAATTAGCCACGGGAGCAAAAGCTGACTTAACATTGATTGACAATGCAGGAACTAGTTTATGGACTGATTCAGTCTCTTACGCGACAGATGGAGCAGTTACCAAAAAAAGATTTTTTCCAAAAGTGGCGGGAGAAAATATTCTTCTAAAAATAGATCATACTAACGGAAGCGCTACAAACCCAGTCGCCGTTAGAAATACAATAATCAAAGGCAAAAACTTCAAATGAAATCTTTTAATACACTTTATACATCATTACAGCGGAAGTCGCGCGATTCGGGAACAACCCAATTAGCTGAGTTTAAGGTTGATATGAATGCTACTCATCGTTTAGTTTTGGCATCTTTTCCGTGGCCATTTTTAGAAAAAACATCTGATATTACCACAGTGGCAAGTCAAAATTCCTATGAATTGCCAGCAACAATAAGAAACAATCAAGTCATTTCGGTTCAATACAGAGTTGATTCTTCAACTATTTACTTGCCTAAACCAATACATAATCCTGATTTTTGGGAATATTTACAAAGTTTAGCAACTTCAGCTTCGGATGTTTGTCGATATTATTATATTTATGACGAGAAAATATATCTTTGGCCGACTCCGGCAACGGCAAGTTTAACTATTCGCGTACGCGCAAGAAAGATTATCAAAGATATGACGGCAGATGATTATACAACTGGCACTATTACTACTTGGGCTAATGGAGATGATGATATTACTGGAGACAGCACAGTTTGGACGGCTGCTATGGTTGGCCGGTATATTAGAATAACTTCAGATGGATATTGGTATGAGATAGCATCGCGATCGGCAAATACAGCCATCAAAACAGTTAAGAACTTCGAAGGTACTGCTATTGCGGCCGGCTCTGAAGCATATACTATCGGTGAAATGCCTCTTATCCCTGGAGAATTTTCTGATTTATTATTATGGCGGCCTTTGGCCATTTATCTTGAAGAAGATGACGTGGCGCGCTCTGATAGATATTGGATGAGATATGACGGCGGATATGAAATGGGCCGGTCAAAGGATATCGGCGGATTACTAAAACAAATGATGGATGTTTATAGCGGAACGGCCGAGGGAGTTTATATGGATGAACTTCAACCAACAGAACCAAGTTTAGGTGATTTGTCAATAAAAAATTATGATTATAATTCAGGCGGAACATGGTAAAAAAATTATACAATCAAAAGGTTGTCTCTAATGGAAATTTCCAGGAGTTTTTGGCCGCCCACAGGTCCAATCAGGTTGAGGGATTGGAATTAAGCAATCCGATAATAAGGGGTGGAATACAAACCGAAGGATTAACTCCAAGAAGGATAGATACAACAGGGACTGATTATTTTGTTCAGCTAGGGGATAATATACAAGATGCTATTAATTTTGTTAATTCACAAGGAGGAGGAAGAATTACTTTATCTAATGGGACACATTCTCCAGGAGCAGATTTGACACTTTATTCCGGGATATATTTAGTAGGACAAAACACGCAAGATACGATTATAGATTTTGGGAGCGCGGCATATTCAATCAAAGTATGGGGATCAAATGCTTATTCAACCGGAACGGTATCAGTAACAATAGGCGGAACAGCCGTTACTGGTTCTGGCACAACTTGGACTGCCGCTATGGTTGGGAGGTCAATTTTCTTGAGTGGTTCTTGGTACCCCATTACTGCTGTTACAGATACAACTCATTTAACAATTGGATTAAATTACGCGCGCGCTACTCTTTCTGGAGCGAGTTATATGATAGCAACAACTATAGATGACGTTCAAATGGATCATTTCACAGTCCAAAATGCAACAGGTGCTGCGGTTGATATGCGGTATTCTAACTGGACTTTTGAAAAAGAAATGCAAATAATTAGTTGCGGAACTGGAATTTATTCAAATTATGCTTCCCCTCATACTATTGATACAGTCAGATGCGTTGCCTGCGGAAAAAGTTTAGATTTAAATAATACGTGGGACACAGTGGTTGAATTTTGCGGTTCTGTTATCACAACAGTAGGGGCAGGATTTAATTTTACTAATTGCTCTAACATTTCCATATTTTCAAATTATATTGCAGGTTCAGCAACAAATGGTGTTTCAGTAACGAATGGCGATAATATTAACTTTTCAGCAAATACTTCAGAAAACAATACTGCAATAGGATATGAAATGGTTTCAGGAAATACGAATATAATTTTAGTGGGAAATAACGCATCGGGAAACGGCTCAGACGGAATGAAATTTACCGCAACTTCAGATAGATGCGTAACGAGAGCAAATGTTTTAGAGGACAATGGAGGATATGGAATTAACATTGCCGCCTCAACTTGCGATAAAAACTCAATTCGAGGAAACAGATATAATAATAATACATCAGGAGAATATTCAGATAGTGGAACAGACACTGAAACAGATGTTTCGTCATTTGCTACGGAATTTACCGCAGGAGAGCATCTGAACGCAGGAGAATCATGTTATCTTAATTCATCTGGAAAAATGGTTAAAGGAGATGCGAGCACTTCGTCAATGGCTAATATATTCGTAATATCTAAAAGCAGTTTAAGCATAGACGAAAAAGGTAGTTTTCTATTAAATGGGGAAATTTCTAATTCAAGTTGGGCATGGACTGCTGGGCAATCATTATATTTACACCCTTCGCAAAGTTTAGATTTAGAATTGAGCAGTACGCAATATGCTTCTTGTGCTGATAGCGCTTCATTATCGCTTACCGGAGATTGCACGATTGAATGTAATATTAAATTAGAAAGTTTGCCGACTGCGATAACTAGTACACAAGCAATATGCGCGAAATATACGGCAGCAGGAAATCAAAGAAGTTATATGTTCGCGCTGGCATATGTAGATGCAAGCAACCAAAGATTTAATTTTACATTATCAACAGACGGAACGGATGCAAATGCGGAAGTCATACAATCTGATACTTTTGCCAATCTTTCAACTGCAACTTGGTATCATGTTTTAGTAAGATTTACCGCAGCATCTTCAACCGTTGAATTTTTCATAGATGCAACGCAATCAGGCGCGGACAAAACAGGAACGAAGACATCTATTTATAACAGCACGGCAGCTTTCTATGTTGGCGCAAGAGGTGATTTGGGAGAATCATATTTTGATGGAAAACTTAGGAATTTAAGAGTATGGAATGATATTCGGACTAATGCGGAAATAACAGAATATATGACAGCCAATCTTGTAGGGACAGAATCAAACTTACAGGCAAGTTGGAAATTTGATGGTGATTATTTAGACCAGACGGCGAATAATAATGATTTGACTGGAAGCGGTACGCCGGTATTCGCAAAAGACGTACCATATGGCTCTGGGCAATTAACATCAACATTACCGACTGCTCCAGATTCTATCCAGTTTTGCGGAGCAGCAGTGTCAGCAACTAAAATATTATTTTTACCAAGATAATTAACAATAAAACTATGGCACAAAACGATTACCAAGATAAAGTCCAACAAATAGCAAACGCCTGGGAGAATATAGGCAATACGGTATTTAGGGAAAAAGATTGGAATAAACAAAAAGCATTGGCGCAAGCATTAAGCGGAACGGGTTATTTGAATATCCCAGGTTCTGCTTTAACAGATCAAAATACCTTTAAGGCATGGGCAAATCAAGGTTTTTTGCCGTCTTTTGACATAACATCTCTTTTAACAAAATCCCGCATGGGAGTTGATGTTGGTGGTCAATATTCACAGATAAACGAAGCAATGAAGAAGTTATATCCGTCTTTACAGCAATATGCGCCGCAAATAGCCGGTCAATACGTTCCAGAGGGCATGGCTGGATTAACAGAAGCTCCCTCAGTTGCTAAGCTAAGCGGTGGCGCTGATTATACCGGCCCGCTTGTTAATGGAAAACAAATGTCGTCATCTCAATTGGCTGATTATATGGCTGGGAATATAGTTAAATCAGCTCCTGAAGCAAAACCAACATCACAGGCGGCCTTAACAGAGAAAGCTCCTACATTTCAAAATTCCATTACTGACGCTTCGGGGATAATCTACGATAAATCTACCGGCAAAATACTTTATCAACCGCCTGGAGTTGAATATAAGACGCAGACAATGGATCAAGCATATCCTGAAACTTATGGCCAAAGCGGAAATCTTTTACAAAAAGTTATTGAACAAAAAGCTTCCGGCTCAACCGCCAAAGACCAGATATTAAGCGGACTTGCTTCAGGGGCTTCTACTGCTGGCGCGGCAACATCAGCTCCGCCCTCTACAACTTACTCCGCTCCGGCAGGAAGTTATCAATCCTCGTATAAAACCATGCAGGAACAGGCGGGAATACCGCAAATGAAAACTCAGATTGGAACTTTTGACGAGGAGATTAAAAAAGCAAGCGATTTATTGGCTGATTTAGACGCGCGCATACGGCTTGGCAAATCACGCGAAGAATCGCGATTATCCCCTATGGAGCTTATCACCGGCCGCCAACAGGAATTAGAGCAAGACGCTTCTATGAACCGGAATGATTTGCTTGACTTAATTAAATCTTCGCAGACAGGCAGATCGCAGATTTTAGAAACTATGGGCCGGGAAAAGGAAGATATTTTGGCTCAACTTGGCATGCGAGAAAAAGACGAGGCCACGACAGAAAAAGAAACCGGAAAAGTTGAAGCGGACGTTGATAGAAAAAAAGAATTAATCTCTAAATATCCCCAAGCCAGCATTGGATTAAATGATACTTGGGAATTGATTAATGAGAAGCTGGCAAAAGTTGGAACAGGGGATGAAGAAAAATGGAGCGACCCCTATTCTTTAGGCGGAGACTTAGTGCAGAAAAACTTAAAAACAGGGGAAATTAGAACTGCGGTTAATGTGGCAGGAGGGGGGGGGCTATCTGATAACGATATCAAAACAGCTAATGAAAATACAATTTTTCAAGCTATGCAAACTGCTAAAAATAATCGCAAAAAAGTTGAAGGGTCTAACTGGGATAACTATCTTAATCCAGATGATTGGAAGCCATTATTTAATAATTGGGTAAATTCTGGAATGTCCGCTTTAGATTTTTTCACAAAGTTTAAAGATTATATTAACCCTGACGATATATGAAATTAATCCAAGGAACAACAGCTAAGTCGAAACCTAGTCTAATAAATTTAGGAGATTATTATAATACCTTACAGAAAAATATTGAAGCAAGAGCAAAAGCATCTAAGCTGGAATCCCAAAGAGCTGAAATAGCTAAATTAGAAGAGGAAAAACGCAAGGCAGAAAATATAAAAACTATAGCAAAGGATGCAACAAAAGGTTTATTAGAAACAGGGAAAGGAATATTACAATCTATTGGAAAAAGCATAGTTAAGCCTCTTATATCTACGGCTGAAGTTCCTTTCAATTTGGCGACATTGGGAAAGAAAACTTTTAATCCAATAAATATTCCAGGATTAGGAGAAGTTAAAACCTATCAAAGGCAGGCACAAGAAACAGCATCAGATATTGTAGAAGGAAAAAAGCCCCTTTCTTCTATTCTGGCTCCGATGGGCGAAGCAGTGCTAGATATTACTTCTTTGGCTATCGCTCCAGCAAAGGGAGTTAAGGTTTTAAAAGGAGGGAAAATAGTTCAAGGCGCATTACAGGGGGCTAAAATTGGCGGATTGTATGGAGGGGGTTATGGAGGAGTTTCAACATTAGAAACTGGGCGGCCAAAAGATATTTTGAAAGAAATTGGCAAAGGTACAATTACTGGAGTTGGCGCCGGATTAGTTTTGGGTGGAACAACCGGAATGATTGGAAAAGTTTTTGAAAGGAAGAAAACAATAATGACTCAACCAGAAGAAGCGGTAAAAATTATAGGAAAACAAAAACCATTAGTTGATTATGTTGCCACTCGGCCAGATTTAAAAATAGCCGAAGTAAAAAATCTTGGTAAAGATATAAATGGCGATAAAATTGTTTCGCGCCTAGAATGGGATTACAAGAATAAAAGAGGAGCTTTATTGGTAACCCCAAAAGTCCAAGACGAACATTTTGCGCATGAGATAGGGCATTATATTGAGAAACGAAAACCAGAAATGCCACAAATGTTTAAAGATGAAGTGGTAGCTTTATCCGGTGGGAGAAATAATCTTAATGAAGATTTTGCTTTTGCAGTTAAGGAAGTTTTAATAAATCCGACAAGTAGAGAAAAAGCCCCCAAATTAACGCAAGCTGTAGAGAATATGGGGATTAAATTAGATGAAAGCATGATACCAGATATATCTATGGCGACATTAAGAGAAGGTAATAATTTAGCTAATATTTCCGATGAATTTATTAAAATACCTAAAGGGAAAATTATAGAGAATCCACAATCAATAATAAATGTCACTAAAATATCTGATGAAGTGGTTAGTAAATTAGACTTAGGAATACGGGATGTTGTTATAACGCGCCAAGCATTAAAGCATATTGTTGAACAGAGAGGAAAAGCAGCAAAAGAGATCATAAAATCTATTCCAGAGGTTTTAAATAATCCATCTAAAATAGCTGATAATTCAGCAAAAAGAGAAAATAGTTTTCTTTTCGCCAAAATGAATGGCAGAGCCAAGGGCGTTATTTTAGAAGTAACAAAAAAACCCGAGGGAAATCAGGTTGTGAGTGCTTATTTAATAGACAAGAAAACTTATGACAAAATAGTAGATATTTCTGGGAGGCCGGACGTCCCTCCATCCACGCCAATAATTGGCGGAGCAGAATCCGAAATTTCTGCGTTTCAGAAAACTACTAATGTTGAAAGATTATCCCAAAACAAAAACATTGTCAAGAGGGGAGAACCAATTATAGAAAATATTCAAAAAAATAAATTTGGTACAATACCTCGCAAGAAGATAAAAACAGACGGCATAAATTGGAAATCAGTGAATACTTCGGAAGATACGGAAAATATTTTGAAATCAATTTATGCGGAAAATCAGCAATTTTCGAAAGTCAGACCTTCAAGAACCAATCAAGATATTATTGAGGGAGCTCGAATAGTAGGCGTTGATGTAAATAATCCACAGTCATTAGATAATCTATTAAAAAATATGCCCAATGCCAATGTTGCCCAGAAACTGAAGCAATCGATGATAGACAGCGCGAACGATTTAATGAATTATTTAAAAACGATTGATACTGGAAACCTTAATAAAGAACAACTAAATTTGGTAAAAAATAAATATTTAAGAACAGAAGCAATTGCTAAAGCATTTTCGGGATTAAGAACGGAATCATCTCATTTATTGCGAAGTATGGGAATAGAAGCGTTTGAGGGAGAGAATATGACTGATTTGGCAAGGCAATTAAAGGGAATCCTTAATGAAGCAGACGGCGATACTTTCAAATTTTTAGATAAAGCCCGTAAAATCACAACTCCCACAAAAATAGAAAAAGCCCAGGCAATTTGGTATAACTCTATTCTTTCCGGCTGGAAAACGTGGACAAGAAATATTCTAGACAATATTGGTATTTTAACTACTGAAACATTTTCAAAACTTTCCAATCCCACCACCATAAAAGAAGTACCATTTTTTGTAGCCAACCATTTAAGAGCATTGCCGGAGTCATTTGGCAAGGCATGGAATGTTTTAATCGGCAAAGAAATGGCACAGGGAAAATTTAGTTATTCAAAATCAGTAGAGCCATATTTCAAAAATAAAAAAGTTAATCTTCTTTTGACTGAAATCTCAGGGAGGGCACTGGAAGCACAAGACGTTGTATCTTCTAATAGCATTAAAGAAGCGGAAAAAGCAGTTGGCGCTTTCGCAAAACAAATGGAAAGAGCGGGCATAGACGAAAGAACCGCTATTCAATTAAATGATGCTATTTTAGAGCAATTCGCAGAAAGAAATACATTTAGGAATAAGCCATTAGGAATTTTAGGTAAAATCTCTGGGGGAGTGGGAAAAATCACAGAACAAGTAAAAGAATTAAAATTTCTTGTTCCTTTCACAAGGGTTGTCTCAAATGTTATTGATAGGAAAATTGATTATTTGCCTTTACTAAATTTGTCGCGGACTTTTGGGAAAAAATATTTAATGGAAGAAGCTAATATAATTTTGAGAAAAACTAATATTCCTCCGAGTAAATTTGATGTATTAAGACCAGTTATAATCAAGAGATTAAGGCAACAACAGTTAGGAAGATTATATTTAGGGACAATGGTGACTACAGGAGCTTACGCCTTAGCGCAAAACGATAAAATATCTGGAGATGGCCCGACTAATCTGAATGAGAAAAAGCAGCTTGAAAATACTGGTTGGAGGCCTTATTCGATCAAAATAGGCAATACTTGGGTTCCTTATCTTTACTTGGGACCATTAAGCGGAGTATTTGCCGCTGTTGGCTCTGTCCATGACGCGGTTCATTATGGAAAAGCTAAAGAAAGCGTACCGGAAAAGGTGGCAAGAGGGTTAATAGGTTTCGCGCAAGGAAATATAACGATGTCTTTTTTAAGCGGGGTTGCCGATTTATTGGATGTTTTAGGCGGGAAAGTTGATCCAGGGAAATACGCTAATCGTTTAATTGCAGGATTTATCCCAATCCCGGCAATGTACGTTCAAACCACGCAACTTTTTGATAGACGACAAATGGATACGCAAACTTTAATGGAAGCGATTAAATATAAATTAGGAATAACAAAAGACCTAACACCAAGATTGACGGCATTAGGCGAGGAGATAAGAAATGATTTAATTTATGGCATTGCGCCTTCTCAGGAGAAAGAAAATTTAGCAAAACAATTTCAGCAAAGAGGTTTTGTAGTTAATGTTCCTGCTAAGACTACAACGCTTGAAGGGGAACAAATGACGAGAGAACAACTATTTGATTATACGAGAATAAGGGGTGAATTAATTAAAGTTAATTCCCCAGCAATATTCCGGCTTGTTGATAAAGAAAAAAACATTGAAACAAAGAAAAAGATTTTTGATAAACAGATAGAGTTAATTTCGGATGAAGCGAAAGAAATATTGAAAAAGAAATATGGGATCAGAACCAAAAAGAAAGAGAAGCAAAAGGAATTGCCGTCAATTCATGTTAAAAAGTGAATTATTTGAAGAGAAATAAATGTGGTCTATGATTCTGATAAAATATTTCTATGCATCTCTGTTTGTTTTTTTCTTTCTCACAAGATAATTCTGCCCGTCTAAACGTATTCATTTCATATTCCTTGGCTTTCCGATACTCACCGAATGACCATATTAAACCATAACCAATAATAGCCAGTAGAAGTAAAATTTTAAACCAATTTTCCCGAATGAATTGCTTCATAATTTATCACAGCACCTTAAAATATTTGACCAATAGACTATAACGGCTATACTTATATTAAGTAGTTGCTTCTGTTAAGCAGGCTTAAATAAGGAAGCTTGAGCAAATCTGATTTAAAGACTCCGACGGGATTAACTTTAATCAGAACTCATGGGGTTTTCTTGGAATTACCGACGGGTTTTTTCAAGCGCTCCAAAGCTTTCTTAACAGAGGCAATGACTTTTTCAGGATTAGAGCCGTTATAGACGGCTCTTTTTATTTCCGCTAGAACTTGAGATTTTTTCGTAAATTCCTTTAATAGAAGCTTATAATCCCTCTCAAGGTCAATCATAAATATAACAAAAAATTAAATAACTAACAAACTTATGCCAAAAAAAGAATCAATAATCAAATACGGAGAAAAATTATATTGTGCCTTTGACAGAAAGGTTTTTATTCATCCATTATCTTCTCTGTCCTCGGATAGATTAAAAAGATTGGGATTTTCTTTTTTTATAAAAAAATCACCGACTAACTTATTCAAGGTGCGTCGGTGATAAAAATCTTTCGATTTTTTCTATAGCTATATTATTAAAATGTCCCTTGAATAAGTATGATTAAATTCTAATTCTTAATTAAAAATCTGTCAATACTATGCCGGAAAAAATGTTCGAAAAAATAGCAATACACGCAATAGTCGCTTTTGTCGGGGGAATATCCCGCTATCTTTCTGACCACGATACGCCTACTTTGGCCAAGATTTTTATCGGTGGAATTATCGGTTCATTTGTCGGAATAGTATTTTTCTGCTTTGCCTCGTTTATTTCCGATAATCAATACTGGACTGCATCAATGGCCGGTTTAGGAGGGTGGTTTGGGAGAGAAGGAATGGATTGGATTTTTAGAGTAATCCAAAACTCAGTTCATAAAGTATGAGCAACTTAAAAGAAGATTATTATTCCGATAATAGCGGAAAGCGGTGGCACAGGAGATTTCGGAAAAATATCATAATACCGATAATTAAAGGTTTAATTTTTGGAGCGATAGCAGTAGTTCTTTATGGTTTATATCTAACGAATAGGGGAGGATGATATGCGGAAATGGTTGGTTCTTTTTATGTGGGTGCTTGTCTTGCAAATTCCGTTGGATAAGTGGAAAGAAGTAAGCGAGCAAAAGAGGGAAGAAGTTAGGTATCTGGCAACGCAAGAACATTGCCGGAAAGAAGCCAAAAGGGGCTTTGTCCGCTTCCGGATTTGGGAGGAAATTGAAAACGGAATGTGGCAGTTGCACATCACCGGAGAAAAGCAGGAGGTTTGATGAAAACATTACTGCTTAAATTTCTTGCGTGGTTTTTACTAGAACCAGCGAGGAGGGGCTACAATGTGCACTGAAGCCCGCAAGCAGATTAACCGGCAAAGGATACTTTTAGAGGGGCTTATTCTTACTTTAACTAAAAAAGCCCACTCCAAGAGCAAGAACTTCCGCCACCAAGAAGCGGATAAACTTTATCAGGCAATTCAGGGCATAAAGTCTGCTAATGACGAGTTATTTTTCGCAGAGCAGGCGGTATTCTCTGATGCCTGACAAAACGAGTTTGGCAGTTCTCTGAAAAACTGCCCCCTTTCTATGTTAACCAATAATCTATAAATAACTATTGTTAAACTTATGAATAAATATAATCCAATTTTAGATGACAATTATAATGGCTGTTTGCCAAATCCGAAAGATGCGCGCTATATAGTTTTTGGCGATATTCCAGAAGTTTTCAAAGCTGACCCACGCGCGCCAAGTTGGGAGCAGGGATATTCTGTTGAAAAAACTTTCGGCAAATTAAAAAGAGAACATCAGGGCTCGAGTTCTTCCTGCGTGGGCCAGGGCTGGAGCAAATATTTGGAAATGTTGGAATTGGTTGAGAATAAAAAAATTACTGACTTGTCCGCTAAATTTGTTTACCGACAAATCTTTCAGTCGAATGGGGGAGCATATATTAGAGACGGGGCAAAGCTCGCAGTGGGGCAGGGGGATTGCGAGGAAAAATTATGCTTGTCTTATGATAACGGAAAAAATCCAAGCGAGGAATTTATGCGTTCTGGCAATATCATTCAGTCAATGAAAGACAATGCCTTAACTTTTCAATCAAAGAAATTCGTTAACCTGCCGGTATCATTTCCTCTAACTAATGAAGATTGGGAGAACATGAAACAGCTTGTTTGGCAATATCACGGCTTTGTGGCCGGCTACTCCGGACATTGCCAATATTTTTGCGAATACGGCTTAACTCCAGAAGGCAAAAAGTATGTTGGAACAATAGGAAGCTACGGCGAGGGTTCTGATATGCAATACTCTGAATTTATTGTTAACCGCGGAGCTAAGATATTTGATATCACTTCGCTTGTTGATTTGCCCAATCCGCCGAATAAAATAAACCGGCCTAAATATATTGAGAAAGTTGTTAAAACGAAAGACGACCCAAAATGCTGGGTTATTTATTGTGGAATGAAATTTGAAATAGTGGGAAATAAGATTATGGACTTGTTAGGGTTGAGTTTTAGCGAGGTTCAAGAAATAAGCGAACATGAGTTTAATGGCTATGCTCTTGCTTCCCCGATAACCGAAGACCGGATTGACACTTTCAAGGAGTTTTTTAATTTGTCGCCAGCTGAATGGAAAATTAAATATAGCCCGAAGCCGATTGATAAGGTTGTAGGAGTATTCCAGTTTTTAATTGAAGTAATATCAGAGCTTTTTGGAAAAATTAAATTTGGAGGAAATATAGAATTCTTGGGCAGGCATAGGTTGGGATATAATTGCGTGTTGTATGCTCGGTCGCATTATCCAAACTTGCCGGAGGGATTATGGAATCTGCGCCAAAAGAGGGCGATTATAAACTCTTCTACTCCTCAAGTTGGCTGTGTGGCCATTATGAATACCGGATGGATTGGTCATTGCGGGATAGTTGAAAGTTTTATGGGCGATCAATCAAATCCAGGCGAGATAACAATAGTTGAGGCGAACTATAAGAGGGGATATATTAGCCGCAGAACTGGTCGGCCTGCGGACTTAAAACTAATTGGTTATTTTACATGAACACAGAATTACTTAAAAGATTAAAAACTTTCGGATGGAATTTATTATATGTTGTTATTGCATTTGCGATAGAATGGATTGCGGATAATATTGGATTGCTTGAATTGCCGCCGCTAGTCACGACAATGATCGGATTATTATTGGCGCAGGTAAGCAAGTGGTGGGCAAATCATCAAAATTTAGTTGGAAAAACATTTTTCGGTTATAGGAAATAATTCCCCTGGGAAAAACCCTTATAAGATAATCCGCGCGGTAATTCTTATCGGGGTTTTTTATTTGGAAAATAATCACAATCAAAATAAAAAATACATAAGCAACTTTCGGGTGGCTTTTGGGTTTTTAAGAAAAAATGATGCAATAAAATCGCTTTATAGCCCCGCAAATTTAGTGAGTTGATATATTCCTCGGCTAATTTTACTTGACAAAGAGAGTGGGGGAGTGGTAAATAAAAAATACCACTTGCCGGAGGAAAGAGAGGTGAAATTATGAGAGCAATTATTACTAAAAACGGGCGGCCGGCCGGATTCGGCAGTATGTTTATTGACGATGGCAATATAAAATATTGCGTTGGATATTGCCAAAACTGCCGTGAAAAAATCGGCTTAACCGGACAGGCGCTAAATGAGCTTGCTGAAAAACTTCCGGGCAGAATAAGATTTTTTATTTGGCGAATTACTAATGCAAAGATTGCAATTCCTAAATAAAAAAACACCCCGCGCTTGCGGGGCAAATGTGGATAACTTCTTTTGAGAATAAAAAAATAAGCACAACAAAGCCATTTTTTAGAGCATTGAAAAACTATTGACAGCATTTGCAGAATAGATTAATATCTAAGCACAACCTGAAACTCACCAATTTTAGAAGCCAAAAAGGGCTTTAAAAAATAAACTATCAACTGAGTGTAAGAGATAGCCAACTCTGTTATCAGTTTATTATAAAAATGGGTGAGTTTCAATAAGGAACTCGCCTATTTTTTATGAAAAAACCATACAAATGGAGAGACGCTAAAAAAAGAAGACACGAAATTTATAAGGTGCGAAAGCATACGGATTTTACTTTGGCAGAAATTGGAGAAATGTTTGACGGAATTACCGCGGAAAGAGTTAGACAAATTGTTAATGCTGAAAAAAGGGCGATAGAACTTTCAAAGGTCGATAAAAATAAAAACCAATAAATAAAAAAATGACACATACAGCTTGGTTAATCTTAGACATCCTTTTCCTGCCAACTATGATAGCCCTCGCGTTATCGCCGTTGGTTTGGAAAATTGTTAAAAAGATATGACTGCAAATCAAATAAAGTGCTTAGAAAAATTTAGGGTTAAGGATTTAGAAAATCCGGCTATCCTAAAATTTATTACCAATGTTTTTGAGAAAGAAGATTGGAGCAAAAACTTTGATTTTTTATCGGAGATTGATGCTTCAATGCTTATCTTCGATTACAGCAAATAGTTAATTAACAAGGGGATTAGTTGAGGGGGAGACAAGCGAGTGCGTTATGCAGATCCGCTTGGCGTCATTCGCCTCTCCTCAACTCTTAAAAAAATGGACAAACAAAATAAACTTGTGCCGGTTAAACAATCAGCGCAAGGACTAATCTCTCAGGCAATAGACAAAGGCGTTTCCGTTGAAACAATGGAAAAGTTGATGACGTTGCAGGAGAGATGGGAAAAAAATCAGGCCAAGAAAGCCTTTGACGAGGCAATATCAAATTTTCAAAAAAGTTGCCCCGTTATTGCTAAGACAAAAAAGGTTCTAAATAAGGATGGACGAACCATCCGGTATCAATACGCGCCGTTAGAAGCGATTATTGAGCAGATTAAAGGGATATTATCGGACAATAGCCTTTCTTATAAATGGGAGGTTGAGAATAAAGAAAATGCTATTCGCGCTATTGCTATTGTTTCTCATATTGCCGGACACTCCGAAACAAGCTCTTTTGAAGTTCCGATTGACAAAGAGGGATTTATGACTGCGCCGCAGAAATACGCTTCGGCTCTTACATTCGCCAAACGATATGCTTTTTGCGATGTTTTAGGAATTTCAACAGCTGACGAGGATACGGATGCCACTGATGTTAATAAAGAGCCAGATGTTAAATCTACTAAAGCGAAGATAATGCTTCTGCTTAGAACTCTTGGGCGCGAATCTAAAACCAAAGCGGAAGTAGAAAAATCCATTAAGGATTTAGTTCAATTACCCCTCTCTGAAAAAAACTATGCGGAGATAGTTAGTCGCTTAGAGGCCTTGGTTAAAGAAAGGGACGAATATGAAAATAGTCAAGTTTAATGACGAAAGGGAATGGCTTGACGCGCGGCGAGGGAAGATAACCGGAACGCGGCTTAAAGATTTAATAAACAAAAGAGGCGGAAAGCCAAAGATTGGATTTTATGAATTGATTGCCGAAAGGGTTGCTTTGCCGGCTGATAGCGAGCCAGCTATGGATAGGGGAAAAAGAATTGAAAAAGAGGCAGTCGAAAGATTTGAAAAAGAAACCAAGAAGAAAGTTAATACTGATTTGGTTATTTGGGAGAGAGACGACAATAAAGATATAGCCATTTCTCCGGATGGTTATATCGGCAAAACAGAGGCCGTTGAGTGCAAATGCTTATCTTCTGCTCGGCATATTGAGGCATTGCTTACCAAAGAGATACCCAAAGATTACGAAGAGCAAGTCCTTCAATACTTTATAGTCAACGACACGCTTAAAACTCTGTATTTTGTGTTCTATGACCCGCGCATGCCCAAAGATTTCTTTTATTTTTCAGTTAAACGGAAAGATGTTAAGGAAAAAGTTATTGAATATCTTGAACTGGAAAAGCAGGTTTTAAAAGAAATTGAGGAAATAGAAAAACAATTGACATTCTGATAGGTTTTTACCTCCGCGCTTCTTTAAACATCCTTTTGGAGCGCGGGGATTAGAAACTAATCTTACTTGCCAAGATTATGGATAAAAAAACATTTCAGGCCCCGGCCATACTTACCAGAGTTGGAACGCTGTCTGACGGAGGCCTAAGCCTAAATTTTCATACACAAGAACTATCTAACGAGGAAAAAGCCTTATTGATGGAATATAACCAAAAATACGGCTGGTTGTTATTTAAAGAAAATATTTTTGAAGAAGTTGAAATACCAAAGGATAACGCGCCGTCTGACGAACAGAAAAGCCCAAGCCAAAGATTACGCGCGGTTGTCTTTTTGCTATCAAAACAAAAAGGGATATTACCGGAAAAGTTTGAAGAATATTACCGGAAAATTATGGAGGGATTTATTAACAACGTTAAAGACAAGCTTCAATGAATAGCGAAAAGAAAACCACAATGCATAAGCAGATAATAGAATTTTGTAAAAAATATCCTGGCTGGATGAGGAGTTCTTTTCTTATACGATCCGAAACAACAGAAGGTTATATCGGACAATCTGGAGACAGGAGAGCGAGGGAACTTGTTAAAACACAAAATAATCCGGCAGGAATTTTAGAGAGAAAAAGAGGCAGAGAATTATTGGCTGAGGGGATTGAAAAAGATGCTTTCGGATATGAAATTGAAAGGACTAATGCTTATTTTCGGCTGATAGGAGGATTAAAACTACCGGAAAAAGTGAAAATTGAAAAGGTTGAAGCTCCAAAATTAGAATATAGAATTGAGGAAATTGATAGGAATACGGTTAGGCGAGTGTTAATAAATCAAACATAAATATGCGAAATCAATGGCGTAAAATTTATACTTCTTTATTTGAAAATGATGACCTTGGATTAATGCCTTTACAGATAAGATTTTTTTATATTGGATTGATAGTTTTTTCAGACGATTTTGGCAGGTTGAAAGGAAATCCGAAGTGGTTGCGCGCGATGATTTTTCCGTACGATGACGTGTCGGATGCGCAAATTTATGGTTATGTGGCGAATTTGGAGCGAAAAAACAAGCTAAAAACATATCAAGTAGAGGATGAGGTTTATGTCCAACTTATTAAATGGACTAAATATAATAAACCAAGAAAAGATAGAATTAGAGCCAAAAATTGCCCATCTCCATTGGCAACCAGCGGTCAACCAGCGGTCAACCAAGTGGCAACCAGCGGTCAACAGGTGGTATGTCTAGATAAGATAAGAGTAGATAAGAATAGAGAAGATAAGAATATAATTAGCAAACCGCCTTCGGCGGACTTGCCCAAAAATAATAATCTAAATTTTTTTATTGAATTTTTTAAGCCGGTTAATCCAAATTATACGGATATTTATAAAAATAAAACTCAGCGCAAAGCGTTAGAAGAATTGGTAGAAAAACACGGGGTTGAGAAAATAACCAGAACTTTAAAGATTTTACCGGCGACAATAAACCAAAAATTCGCGCCGGTTATAACAACACCCTTGCAGTTAAAAAATAAATTGGGCAGTTTGATAGCTTTTGTCCAGCGACAACAGCAGGCAAAAGTTAAAGTGGCCGCGCCATTTCAAAAAGAATGAAAATTTTAAAGTTAATTTCAGGAAAAGAATATTTCTTAGATGATGATGAGGCGGATTATATCAAGAAAATGATTGTTAATAGCGATTTTATTCCATTAGCCAATGGCGACTTGATAAACACTAAAGCAATTGAGCGAATTAGCGAGCCGGACAAAAAACCTCATTGGAATTATTATCCGCTTTCTCAAGACAAAGAGGGCAACTGGTATTTTTATAGGGAAGGCAGAAGAGTTTATCTTGAACAGAATAATTTTGAAGAAATTAATTATCAGGATGATCCGAAATATATATCTATGCCTAAAGTGAGCGTTTTAAGACAAATTGAGCAAAAAAAATAATGATTGCAGAAAATCCTAAAAGAATTATTAATTATATTTTATTTTTGACTGCGATAGCATTCGGATTATTTATTGGATATTTTATTGATTTATTATTATCTATCCCGTCTTTGGCCAGCTTTGAATATTCGGCACCGGTTGAAACAAAGGCTTTGTCCGCGGATAAGGTTGAAAAATATTCAAAAATAAACGCGGTTGTTACTGCTTATTGCCCCAATAGCTGTGATGACCCTGATTGCATTATGGCCAATGGAGAAAAAGCATATTACGGGGCCGCGGCTTGCCCACGCGCCATCCCATTTGGAACAAAAATAAAAGTCGATGGTTATGAGTTCGTTTGTAAAGACAGGCTGGCGCGAAAGTACGATGACAGGTTTGATATTTTTATGGACGATTGCGAAAACGCCAGGCTGTCGGGCAAGCATAATGAGGAGGTAATAATTTATCAATAAAAAATGATTAATATTTATCAAATTTTAAATAAAGAATTCCTGGTTTTTAATAATAAGCTATTTGTTGAGGCAGATAAAAATCCAGAGCTGGTGGAAACGAAGCCGGTTGAAATGCCGAAAGTGAAAACCAAACGGGGGGGGGGCATTTAAAGGAATAAAAAAGAAAAAGGGCAAGAGCAGTATTTCGGAGGAAGTATTTATGGATATGGTGAAAGAAGTTGGCAAGGGCAGATCTGTTATTGATGTATGCGGAGAATACGAAATGAAGCCATCGGCATTCTATGCGCGGAAGAACTACATGAAAAAAGCAGGCAAGTTTCAAAAGAATGATGGAGATGACGAGGACAAAATAGCAAGCGGAAAAGAGAGGTTTAATTATGAATGCGGTAAGTGCGGGTTTAAGTTTATCAGCACAATTCCACCGAATAAAATAAAGTGCCCTGATTGTAGCGCTAAACCGCAATTAGTCAGCGAATAAAATAATTTAAAATTTAACATGGAAATAATAATTAAAACACAAAAGGAGTTAGATAATATTCCGCTGGATTGCAAGGACACGATTTACATCGAAGGCGGGACTCAAGAAAATCCGCTGATTTTAAAAGTTAAATACGAACACGCGTTTGTTGTTGTGCGAGGCTCCGCGCAAATAATCATGCGGGAAAATAGCGTTGTCCAGCGCATGTGGGAAAATAGCGTTGTCCAGGACATGTGGGAAAATAGCGTTGTCC